AAAGAAAATCTTTTATATAAATAAATGGATCTTTTGATAGCAAGTTTATTATTAATCATACTTTTCACTACCTTTTATCTCACAAAAAGTAAAAATAATTATTTCGATAAACCCAAAAGTTTTAAGTCAAATGTGAATAAAGAAGTTAATAAAGAAGTTCAGAAATATATTAACATTAAAAAAAATAGTATGGAGCATTATAAAATAGGAGGATTTTTACCTGATTACAATAACCCGAATAAACCTTATTCCAATCCCTATCGAAAACATCCGAAATCATTTATACCTGATTATAGACAACCAATTGATGGCATAGTTCCTGATGATTACTCATCAACTCTTGATAAAGAAAATAGAATGTACGAAGAACATATGGATCAACAAACAGAATATACGGATTTATTGAACAGTTCTTAATTGACTATTCTCGATATATTCATTTATTTCTTTTACTTTTTGTTCAGTCTCTTCTTTTGAACAATTCCGTAGATTATTCATAGTATAATCATTATAAGGAAGAGCATTTGTACATCTTCGAAATCGTAAAATAGGTTCAATTAAATCTTCTGGAACTTTAATTTTTTCTAAATGGTTTAAATAAGAATCAATTGATGTTCTTTTTGTTCTCATCAATCTCATTTTCTCACGTAGTTTATTTTTTAATCCCCCCTTATCCATTTTAATATTAAAAATACTTTTTTAAATGTTATTATCAAAACGTTGTTCATGAAAATTCCAATAATCTTCTGATCCTATTTTAAAATGGTCTGGCACAGGTTTTGCTTTATACCAAAAAATACAATCTTCCATTTTATTAGAAGTGGTTGCATTATGTATATAAAGCGCCGTATAATCATCTGTCAAATAATCTAAAATTTCACAAAATAATGAAAAGTCAGGTATAACGCCTGCAAAGTTATCGTGTAATATTTTCCTGTTTCGTAAATTGGGTTCTCGTAAAATAAAAGTTCCGTCGATATTCGTTCGAATGGCTGGTTTTATGTCTAATGCGTATTGCAAACTAAGAATAAATAACATTTTCCAATGTCTTCCGTTTTTATACAATCCTAGAAATAGAGGATCATTAAATAGCTTTGGATCATCAGTACAATCATCTAATAATAAGATATTCCAAGGGTTAGGTAAATGATTTTTTGCTAGTTTTTGACGACTCACGAACTGTTCGATCACGTTCTTGTCTAAGGCATTAAACACAAAAGTTGATGGAAATAGTTTAGAATAATGTCCATTACTATCTTCCGTTCCACTCATCGCTAGTCCACATGGAAAAATATGACTTTTTTCGTATAACAGACTAGTAATAAGTGTCGTTTTACCAGTACCAGGCTTTCCGATGATGACGATTTTGCTACCACCTTGTTGAGGATTGTCCATATTTTTTGTAGATGGAGCAATCATATCAGGGTCAAGTTCTTTGATTCTATAAGTAATAACATCTCTTCCTGACATTTTATATTAATTTATTTTTAAATATAAAATTAAAAAAATAAGAAAGAGTATTAACAAACTATAAGATGGTTTTTTTAATCAAGAATTAAAAAAACGCTCGGAAATGGGATCGAACCATTGACCTAGTGATTAACAGTCACTCGCTCTACCGACTGAGCTATCCAAGCCTATATAAATATATATCTTTAAATAGGTATATATAAAATGTCTTACAATCCACCAAGCTCATCAAAATCTCTATCAATTGCATTGCTTTTAAATTATGGAAATAGTTTTGATCTTTTACTAAATACAAATTTCTGTTTACAACATCTCAGTTACCAACAAAATCCAAGTCTAGGAAATGTATCTTCTATCATCGCTAGTCACATTCCCAATATACTTAGTGGACAAACTCCTGTAGCAATTAAGATTTAAAAGTTAATTTAAAAAATTTTAAATTAACTTGAACAACTATCACATATACTTTTTAAATATTCGTTTCTTGGACATACCCCGTCAACTACACCAGCATCTCTCAGTATCTGTTTACGTTCTTCTTTGATCTTATTAACAGATGAAGGGTCTAAACCAAATTTAATAGCATCAGTAGTAGGCAAAGTTCTTAAATAATACATTCCAGTTTTCAAACCATTTTTCCAACTGAAAAAGTGGCTACTATTTAATAAATTAAACTGTGGTTTGGCCATAAATAGATTCATACTTTGCATATGATCAATAAACGGACTTCTTTCAACTGCTTGATTTAATAAATCGGTCATTTTCAATTCGAAAGCTGTTTTATAAATTTCTTTGATATGAGTAGGGATCTCTTTTATTTTTTGAATACTTCCGTTATCGTATAAGATCTCTTCGTAAACTTTCTTATTCCATAAATCGAGTTTTATTAGATCTCTGATTAAATGTTGATTGACTACCGTAAATTCTCCAGCCAATGTTTTTCGAAGATATATATTACTTGTAAACGGTTCAAAACATTCGTTGTTTCCCATGATCTGACTGGTCGAAGCGGTTGGCATACACGCAGTCAACAAACTATTTCTAATTCCGTATTTTTTCATATCTGTCTTAAGAATTTCCCAATCCATCATAAACTCTTTTTGGTCACACAAATCAAACTGAAATAACCCATTTGAATGAGGTGAATTTTGGAAAGATTGGTAAGGACCGTATTGTTTTGCGAGAGAGATACTCATTTCAACAGCTCCATAATAAATCGTTTCAAAAATTTGCCGATTTAAAGCTCTTGCTTGAATCGATCCAAATGGAAGTCCGAGTGTACAATAAACATCAGCAAGGCCTTGAATACCTATTCCGATAGGTCTATTTTCAAAATTAGTTTTCTGTGTCTCAGAGACAGGGTAAAAATTTACATCGATTACATTATTTAGATTTCTAGTAATAACGCCAGAAACATACCGCAATTTTTCGAAATTGAAAGAACTATTTTCAATAAATCGAGGAAGACAGATAGATGCTAGATTGCATACGGCGATATTATCTTTATTAGAAACTAATGCGATTTCATTGCATTGACCAGTTAGAATGCCGTTGAATACACCCATTCCTCTTTTCAATTCTTTAAAACAATACGTATCCGAAATACGTTTTGTGCGTATCACTTTTTCAACTGTAATAGACATTTTTAAAGATTTTAAAGTATTCAATGGAAAGACTGTCAATAAATCAGAATTAAATCCTAGTGTGATTAAATGTTCGATTTCTTTTTGGGAGATGATTAATGTATGAAAGTTTTCATTCAATTCTTCGATTAGACAATCACATCCTAGTGTCTGTAACAAATATTTGATACTTATTAATGTCTTAAAATCACTTGAAATTTGAATTCCGAAATTATTTACGTATCCATTTGTCTTGAATAAGTAATTAAGCCATTTTATTTTATTTTTGATATCGCTATTAACCGGAGGAATTTTTTTAGTTTCGTACAACTCCTTGCCATCAATAACAGGAAGATTCATTTCAATTAATTCATCATTTTTTGATAAATCTTTAGCTTCTACCATCTCTACTTTTTCTTTTTTAATATAAAAATGATGATAGGGAGTGCATTCTAGATAACTTCCGTTTGATAATACGACTTTAACCAATTCTTGATTCTCACATGTTTTAATAACTGTCGTCTCTGTAAATTCTTCTCCGTTCCATACATTAACTTTTTTATTTTCTAACGATTTAATCTCAAAATATCCATCAGATGTAAGGATCATTGTCTCTGGTGAAACACATAAATTACTATTTCGAATGACACCCAACTGTTTTTGCATATTTTTTCGATTTACAGTATCTTTGAAAGATAAGTAAGGCATTCCAGTTTCAATCTGGCTTTCCAGAATATGATTCCATAAATCACGTGCTTTTATCGTTTTTTTACCTTTTCGAGCTTGTTCGTAAGAAATATAAAGCGTTTCAAATTCTTCTCCGTAACTATCAACTAATCCTTCACATTCATGTGGGCACATAAGAGTCCAATCTTGATCATCGCGTACTCTTTTCATAAACAGATCTGGAATCCATAAGCCGGTAAATAAATCTCTCGCTCTCAAATTCTCATCACCAGTATTTTTACGCAATTCAATAAAATCATAGATGTCGGCACACCACGGTTCTAAATAAACAGCAATACTTCCTTGTCTTTTTCCACCTTGGTTTATATATCTACCAACCATTTCTAACGTTTTACAAAGAGGTATGATTCCTTCCGATTTTCCATTTGTGCCTTTAATAAGACTTCCTTTTGATCTGATATTAGATAAAGATAATCCGATGCCTCCTGCCCATTTTGATATCTTGGCAACGTTTGAAATCATCCCAAAAATGTCTTCCAAATTATCTTCTGCACTGAAGAGATAACAAGATGACAATTGAGGTTTATCAGTTCCAGAATTAAATAAAGTAGGGGTTGCGTGAGTGAAATAGAGAGTGCTTAATAAATCGTACGTTTCTTTTATTAATTCGAGAACGTTTTCTTGGTCCAAGAAGGCGTGTACTTGGATAGCGACACGCATCCACATATGCTGTGGTCTTTCTACGATTTTCGAATTGATTTTAAAAAGGTAAGAACGTTCGAGTGTTTTTATGGCGAAATAATCGAATAATAAATCTCTTTTATAATCTATCATATCTTGCAATTCAGGGTGATTAGAGACTACAAAATCGTAAAACTTTTGAGAAACGATTTCTTTATCGAATAAAGATTGTACCACATCTATATATTGATCAGACGTATTTTTTATGATATTACTTGCCAAGATTCGTCCTCCGAGAAGATTATATTCAGGATGGTGTTGAGATTTCGTGGCACAGATATCGGCAGATAAGATATCTAATTCATATGTTTTAATCCGATCGTATATCCCATTAATTGTTTCTTTTGCGACTGATATCGGATCGACATTACTTAGATCGTAACAAAGATCACTGATACGTTTTGTGATCTTGTCAAAGGAGACTGAAACGTGATTACCGTTGCGTTTAATAACTTGCATCTTTTATTTATTTTTCTTTCATTAAATTATAAAATCAATTTTAATTATAATTCTTTTCTGATAAATTTTAACAAGATTTTTAAAGACTCGCAATCAAACTTGTTATATGTTAGTATATCATCCAAAATCTCTTTCTCTTTCGTCTCATAATACTCAAGACCCATAAACAACGCATCCAATCCTTTACAACAGTTACTATTTGGTAATTGGATATCGATTTTTCTCATTTCAAGTAAAGCGTTTACATAACTTTTCAATTTAAAATTTTTACATCCTTTTACCATTACATCTCCTTCAAAAAATACTTTATATAAATCCACCCAGATAATTGGGAGTGTTAAATCGTACTTTTTACATACTCTATTCCAAAACGTTTCTTCTGCATACCAGTTCCATATTTTAGGTTTTCCTAATTCTTTCCAGAATTGGTAAAAAGATAAAACGATATTTTTTTCAGAAGAAAGGCTAATTGAATCCGCTAAAAAATAAGTATAAGTGTCTGAATAAACGCCAATCAAATAAATCGTACTTTCCTCATTTTCTTCAATATTACCCACCGTCTCAAAATCAACATATATTTCATTAGAAGGCATTCTCCAATCATACAAGTTATGTTTTATTTTTTTGGGATAAATAGGTTCTATATCTTCTCTATTTATTTTAATTAAACGATCAACTTTTTCTAAATAAGATTGACCTATATTAAGCATAGATATATCAAATCTTGAATCTTTCCAAGAATAAATTTGTTCATTGGTTTGATCTAGAACATTATATCGATGTTTTATAGAACATTGCCAAAACTCAGTGATTTCTCCTATATGTTCCGCAATCATTTTTTTCTCTTGATCATACAATGGATGACTTACTTTCATATTGGGAAGTAGACTAATAATCGTACTCGTTTGTGTCAAATCCCATTTATAAGCATTTTTTCTAACATTTCGTAACCATTCAAGTCCTTTATAAAATAAACTTACAATTTCATTATCTCTTGTCTGGAAATACACATGACCTACCTTTTCGTCTTTCAGGTAATCTTTTCCGATGATAAAAGAACAGCACGGAAACGTTCCTTGTATATCTGATAAAATCTTGGAATATACACATAATTGATTTTTATATATTTTTGTTCGATGTATGTTTGACAACGTATGCCCGCTTTTATCAAAATGTAAAGAAGAGTATTTAATCTCGATTGGGATATAATAATATGATCCAAATACGGATTCACCTTCTGGAACTTCGACATTAAAGTATCTATAAATATAATCATTTCTAACAAGTAAATCGGGTATACCTCTTAATTCTTCTTTTTCAGTAGCGATAAAAGGACTGTAAATAATCGACTCTCCATTTTTCATTTCGTGTAAGGTATTTTTCAAGTCAGTTTGGTGTTCAAAATCAGTATATTCTCTGCTTGTAGATAAACTGGATAGTTTTGGAAGTAACAGTTTCAGTTTTTTACGCAATTTATCTATTACTTCTGCTTCATAATTTATTCCTTTATTAAATAATAGTTGTAAAGGATGTTTATCTACTTTTTTTGGCATAACGATAGATAACCAATCACATACTAAATCATTTTTCATGAAATTTTCAAACTCGCTGGCAGAGATATACTTTGAAAGTTTTCTTTTTTTTTGGACAAATGTAGAAAAAATGGACATTGTTTTATTAGTTTAAATTTTGATTAAATAGCTAATCAAAATGTCAATGCCGATAACTCCGATCTGAATTTACTATACTCTTTATCAAAACAAATAATTTCCATCACCTTTTCAAAACTTACAGTATACTGATCCGAATCAATGCTACCATCCGCTTTCGTCCACAATTTATTCCCTGTTTCGCTAGCTTTTTTGATAATATCGCTTAAAATAAGAGCATTTTTAAGTTTCATTGCTTTAATATCTTTCTCTATAATCCCATCTGAATTTAAAAACTCGAAATTATGTCGACTCGGGTCCACGCATTTATAAGTCAGTTTTCCATCAGGTCCTTTCAACATCTTTTCGTATACCATATGTGCCAACCCTTTCTGACCACCTGAAACAACATCTTTTGTCATGTGTTCATCAAGTAGTTTTGTCACATTGTCTTTCGCCAAGTTTAACATATTGTTAATTACAACCGTATTTTTTGTCTTTGGTTCACTTGCCAAACTAAGAAATTTATTCTCATATTTTTCAATCTTTTCTTCTAGTTTCAGAATGTATTCATTCTTTTCAGCGATCTTTTGTTCACACTGTTTATCTTTTTCAGCGATCTGTTTATCCTTTTCAGATAGTTTCTGTTCACACTGTTTATCCTTTTCAGATAGTTTCTGTTCACACTGTTTATCTTTTTCGGCGATGTTTTGTTCATAATTAATCTTATTCTTTAGTTTACATGTTTTGTTTTCATGTTCGTCTAAACGTTGTTGACATGTAAATACTTTATCACAGTAATTACATTTAAAAGAGTCATTGTGTTTACCTTGAATACTAAGACAATATTTTGCATTTTTTTGATGATATATTAAATTTTGCTTTATTGAAAACTCTCTTTTACAGAAACCACATTCCATTTTATTTATACACATTTATTTAAATTACAATTAATGATTATTATTAATAATCATTAATCAATTAATTATTAATAATAATAATCATTAATAATAATTAGTTAAATTGTTAACGATACCAGATTTTTAAATAATAACATTTTTAGAAATAAAAATTTTTAAACGATAATAGTTTAAAAATAAAAATAATTGAAACGATTGAATTATAAAAATCTATTATTTCAATTATCAAAAATAATTTTATCAACACACACAAAATTTGTGTGTGTTGATGTAAAAATAAAACCCAGATTATAATTGTTCAATTGAATTTTTAATTGATACGATTGAATTATAACTTTTATAGTTTTAAAAATATTTCAAAAGTTATAAATATATAATTCAAATGAAAAAGATGTTTCAATTGGATTGAATTGATGATTCAATTCAAATAAAGTCAATACATTGATCAATGATAGTCGTAAAAAATGAAACGTCTTTATCATCTGGTAAAATAAACCGATCTCGATTAGCTTGTTCTCTATAATCTTTTAATTTATTTAGAATGATTATTTCGACTGTTGACATGTCTTTTTCATTTTTACACCTTTGGTGATTTAAAAACCGATTTCAGTAAAACAATTTGATGATCTCTACCAACTCTTGATTTTCTTCTGACATAATTCTTTGTATTTGTACTTCCATCACTTCTAATAAGATAACAATACGATCTTCTATATCTGACTTTTGTGTTCTTGTTATATCTGGATTAAAGCGAATATATACCCATTTTCCGCTATGGATCATATACAAGTCATCGTACCGTATCTCTTCATCTTTTTCATCG